TATTTGAGTTTAGCCACCAGTTTTTCTTTACTGGGTGCCTTACGCACTCGAGCCTTTTTAGCCGCTTTTTTAACGCCACGATACTGCTCAACTGCTTCCAGCAGACTGTCGATCCAGGCAATGTGCTTTTTAAAATCAGCGGCCTTGTAGTGTGCATAGGCTTCTTTGAGCTGTGGATCTGTTTTGGCCTGCGCTTCTGTCAACTCCGTCTTACGGCGTTGAAAAAGAGTTTCGTATTTGTTCAATTGGCTTTGTACAACATTGTTGCTGACAAACCAATCATAGAATTTAATACTGGTATCGAGGTCGTCGTAGTGTCCTTCAAGTTCACCAATCAGTTCACCAGTTCGCTCAGCCAAGCGATCCTGGATTGTGGGACGCACGGCAACCTGTTCGGGTGTGGCAATTTTGGCTTCTTCGTCGGGTTCTGCGGAACTGCGCTCAATGACTTCAAGAATACTCTTGTTCAAGAACTCAATATGGCGGGTACGCAAGGGCATACCTTGCCTGTGCGCCATAATAAGGCTACAGGCAGTCATGGGCAACCACTTGTCATTGGCTCGCTCAAATGCACGGATTCCATCGCGATCGAAATCTTTTCCAGATTTCATCCATTCTACTACATATTTCTTGCAGTCTTTTTGACTGTAGTAATAATTGTAGTAATAAAAACTACGACGAAGGTGACTATCAAATTGATCATCGGCCCAGTCAACGGCTTCTTCGGGCCAAGTGGGTTCAGGGCCTGTGTACTTTTCGTCAAAGAAAATAGGATTCCGAGTTTTGGGAACTTTGTTTTTAATTTTAACACCAGCAACTGTAGCCATTTTTGCTCCTGTCTGCGAATACTGTTATTATAGTGGATTTTGGATCGTAGGTCAACCGCCCGAAAGATGGGCAAACATTAGATATTTTTCCAGCATTTCTACTGCATCAATGTACTGTTTAACTAAATCGTTGTACTTTGTTGTTATTTGGCGCCGTTGTCTACAAACAACTTCTTCTTTACTTATTAAGGTTATTAGGTTGACACAATTGTGACTGAATCGTACAAGATCTGAGCGATATTCTCGATTTTTTATTGCTGTCATACTAGGCAATAAATCTTCGTAACGCTGTTTTGCCTGCTCAAACTCGTTCATAACCATATTATACGATAAACTCTTTGGGCCGTCAAACCCATAAATAATTAATACTCTGAGGACAGCACAGTGCCAAGACTATCACTTTGGAAAGACGGAAAACATACAAACGACTACAAGTTCTTTGATCGAAGGATTTCAGAACTATTTACCATCAGCGGCACCGGTGTACATGTACACAAATATCTAGGGCCACAGGTTCAAGGGGACAGCAATGATACAACCAAACCCCGCTATGCCAACCAGAGCGAAAAAAACATACAGGATCTATTATTTCTGGAAAACAGAGATCGAAAATACGACACCAGCGTCTACAACCTCAGAGGCATTTATCAAGTTTCGGATAACGACTTTGACCTAACACAATTTGGACTGTTTTTACAAACAGGCACGCTGTTTATTACCTTTCATATTAACGATATGATCCAAACTTTGGGTCGTAAGCTCATGAGTGGCGATGTAATCGAACTTATGCACCTGATCGACTACGAAACATTAGATCCTAGTCTGCCAGCAGCCTTAAAAAGATATTTTGTTATCAGTGACTGCACTCGTGCCAGCGAAGGATTTAGTCCAACCTGGTGGCCACACTTATGGCGTTGCAAGATTAATCCACTGGTAGACAGTCAAGAATACAAAGACATATTGAAAAATATTAACGCACAAAGTGATGACTCTGGTGAATTTACACCGTTAAAAGATCTGTTGAGTACTTACGATCGTTACATAGATGTCAATGATGCGGTTGTTGACCAAGCTGAATACGAAGTTCCAAAGTCTGGCTACGATGTTGAACATCTTTATCATGTACCCGACGAAGGACAGACCACAGCCGACTATAAAGTCAAAGGCCACTTAACTGGAACAGGTCTAGCACCAAATGGTGAGCCGGTTGTGTCAGGAATAAAATTTCCGCCAAATCCAAATGTAGGCGATTTCTGCCTTCGTCTAGATTTTATGCCAAATAGACTATTTAGATACGACGGTCGTCGATGGATCAAGATAGAACGAGATGTAAGAACTGATATTACCAATGGCGCCGACACTAACAAAACTCTGCGTAATAGTTTTGTAAACAATGACAAAACTTTTATAGATGTTAATCGCAATGTACACGACGAAAAACAAAGTCTACACGAAGTTCTCAGACCGAGATCTGATTATAAGTAAGCAATCATGAATTCATTTTTTTACTCTGGTCAAATAAGAAGATTTTTACAACAGTTTGTAAGACTTCTCAGTAACTTTCAAATTGAGTTAGGCAAAGATCAAACCGGAACTAGTAGTCTATTACGAGTGCCAATTTACTACGGAGACAGTAGCCGACAGGCAGCAACCATACTTCGTAATAACAGTGAAAACTCTATGCCGTCGGTTCCTGCTATGAGTGTTTATATCAGCGCCATGCGCTACGACCAAAGAAGATTACAAGAACCATTTCATGTTAGTAAATTACATCTTAGAGAGCGCGAAGTCGACGATAACGGCGAATTTACTAATAAACAAGGCGACCTAGTAACTGTTGAGCGTTTAATGCCAGTTCCTTATACGCTAACTCTTAAAGTTGACATATGGACTAGCAACACCGAACAAAAACTTCAGCTATTGGAACAGATTGCAATATTGTTTAATCCTAGTCTTGAAATCCAAAGCACAGATAACTTTGTTGACTGGAGTAGTTTATCTTACATCACTTTAACTGACACAAATTTTACAAGTCGCAGTATTCCGGTTGGAACCGAAGATCCTATTGATATTGCCACTTTAACTTTTGAATTGCCAATTTGGATTAGTGCGCCGGCTAAGGTTAAGAAGATGGGCGTTATTCAGAGGATTATTGAAAGTATCTGGGACGCCGAAGATACTATCGATCATGAGAAAAAGACTTTTGATCTAGGTAGTTCGACACTGTTATCTCGACGAGTCTATACGCCGGTTGACTGCAACATTGTTTATCTAGGCAATACACTTCAACTGTTCCTGTCCAGCAATCAAATACCATTTTCCCAGGACAGTGACAACATTGGCGATGTCTATAGTTGGCCAACACTAATTGAAAAATACGGCACTTTGACCAATGGTATCAGCGAAATTAGACTAGAACAGGACGACATAACCATTATAGGTACAGTATCCTATCACCCAACAGACACCAGCAGATTAATTTTTAATCCTATCGTTGATACACTGCCAGCTAATAACCTATCTCCGATCACAGCTATTATAAATCCAACAAATGTCGCGGTAGATTCGTCATTGTTAAATCCTGCCATGGGTACAAGATTTTTAATTCTAGACGACATTGGCAGTGAGGATACTGATGAAGGTGCACCCTTGTGGAACAGACCTGGACAAAATAAATTAATAGCCAGGGCCAACGATATAATTGAATTCAATGGTGCCTACTGGTTTGTGGCCTTTGACAGTTCGCAGGAATCTAGTGTAAAATATTTAACAAACTTAAGAACTAATATTCAATACAAGTGGAAAGATAATCAATGGACGAAGTCGGTAGAAGGCAGGTACGGCGCAGGGGCATGGAGTTTCGTCCCCTAACCAAAGGCGTTGGAACTTTAATATACGCCCTTGACACCAAAAGATATTTGTTTTTGTTGCGTAGCACAGGCAGCTGGTCATTGACCTGGGGTTTGCCTGGAGGTAAGATTAACGAGACAGAAACTGTTTTTGAGGGCCTTAATAGAGAAATTGAAGAAGAACTAGGAGGCAAAATTTATTTGCCTGACTTTGTTCCAATTGAAATCTTCACTAGCAAAAACGAAAAGTTCATGTATCATACTTACTTTGTAGCAGTTGAGTATGAATTTTTACCCAAACTCAATGAAGAACATCTAGGTTACTCCTGGCTACCGTTGACTGCACTGCCAAGACCTTTACACCCTGGTGTTAACCGAACACTGAACAATCCTGAAATTGTTACTAAGATCCAGGCTGCTGAGTTGAGCTGCCAGAGCTAAAATAAGTTTCTACATTTACCGCCTTATCGTCAATCCAAAGATCGTAAGGCGGTTTCCCTAATTTAACACTGGTGAACTTAACACCCCAATCTTTTATCTGTTGGTGCGTTAGTTCGGTCCAGTCCTTTCCTGAGTTGCCACCTCGAGCAGTCCAGTAGTGTATTTCATTACCAAGATCAAACAGTTCGTTAAAGTGCTCGATTCGATGCAAAAACGGTTCAGCCTTATGATATTCGCCGTAGGTGTTTGAACAAATGGTTCCGTCGATGTCAATAATATATCTCATTGCTGACTGTCTCCTGGCATAACTCGATAATTATCTTCAACGCTGTCTGGAGTACTAACTTCGATAATAGTACCCTCTTCCTCGCAGATCAATTGGTGCGGCATCAATGGAGTGTTTCTCCAGGTGTCGCCTGGCATGAGGTAATGCATTTCTTGTTTTGCATTATTAGTGTCAATTACCAGTACATAAAACTTTCCGCTAAGTACATACCAAGTTTCATCTTTGACTGCATGGAAGTGCATACTGAATCGCGCACCTGTGTTGAACTTTAAAAGTTTTCCGCAGTAATGATCGTTGGTAGCCCAGATCAATTCATGTCCCCAACCTTTTTCTACAAATCCGTCTAGTCTAGTCATTTTATTTCCTCTAGTGTTGGAGCATAAACTCCAATATGCTGAACTGTGATTGCCGAAGCCTGTATAGCAAATTCAATGGCTTCAGGTAGGCTATTTGTTTCTAAGTATTGATATACCAGTGCAGCCAAAAAAGTATCACCGGCTCCGCAGACATCAGCTATCTCTACAGACCTTGCATTGAAAAATTGCTCACGACGATATTGACGCCAAACTGCCCCACGGTCGCCCAGGGTAACAATTAGACTATCGTTAACACTATATCTGGCTGAGTATTCGCTTTCGTTTATCTTAACAATACAACCATGGAATCTTGACAGGTCGGGTTTCTTGGTATCAACAAATACTGGACCCGAAAATATCCGAACAATATTTTCTACTGCTTCGTAGGTAACTGATCCTTTGTTATAATCAGAAATGACCACTGCACAGTATTGGTTGAAATCGATACTTGAGAGATCAAGAGGCTCAGCTGACCTATCTTGATCTATTCTTGCAATATGTTGTCTACTACGACTGTCAATTAAACGAGTCTTTACTCCTGCATCCCCAAGCATAGATTCAACTTCTAATCCTAAGGCTTTAAGATTTTCCTGCACATTTCCAGCCATGCCAGGCCGTACTTCTTTAGTGCCGGGTTTAAATACCGGTACTGGTGCTTCGGGACTAATTCGATCTACTGTTCCATACTGATATTCGTCGACGCACTCATCCCCGATTAATAATATTTTGTATGATTTTTGTTGTTGAGTGTTCTGTTCTGTCATAGAATCTTATCTCTTTACAAAGATGTTGTCCGACTATAGGTTGATCTCGATAGTCGCTGCCTTTGACCATTATGTCAGGCTCATAGTTTTTAATTATTTCTTCTAGCTCTTCTTCGTCACAAAAAATCCATACATCGTCAACATACTTTAAACTTTCTAGCATGATCTTTCGATCAATCTGATTGTTTATGGGCCTGTCAGCGCCTTTTAATGTTTGGACTCGTGTGTCGGAATCAATGGCTACTAATAGTTCGCTACCTAGGCTTTTTGCATAACGAAGCAGGTCAATATGACCTTTGTGTAAAATATCAAAAGTACCGTTTACAAAAATTTTCATTGTCTGCGCCTAAAATGATAATCGCCGTCGGGCCCATTGTTACAGAACAAACCAAGGCAATCAAAACCCAATTCGTTCATATAGGCAATTACTGTATCTCTTAGAGGTGCGCCTTTGTTGTATTCGACTATCTGTAACTCTAGTATTACATCATTTACAGACTTTAGCAACTCGGTTGCGCCATGCAAGATATCCAATTCTGCACCTTGTACATCCATTTTAATTAAATCTGGAATAGGAAATGCTCGTTCTCGGACTACACTGTCTAGTGTACGACTGACTAGTCTACGACGATGCAATTCATTGAAAAATTCGGGTGCCCGAGGATTAACTTCTGCATTTTCTCTGTAGTAGCTATTGCCTCCCGGATGTTCATCGTTTTGATAAAAATCAAGTTCTTTACCGTCCCGATCACTGAGTAAACCCATGTGATAATTGTATCCACCTTCCTTATACAAAAACTCACAGCTGGGCATGGCTTCAAATAGATAGAACTTAGCATCAGGCCAGACTTGTTTTGCTTCGTTAGTCCAGTGTAGTACACAGGAACCAATGTCGTAAATGATCTTAGGTTGGAATCCGCTGTCGGCAAGATTTGTTAGATGCTGTATATGATCATATGGCAGTAATCTTCGACTGCCTAATTCTCGCAAATGGTTTTCTATTCCTGCAGGTTTTATACTGGTATCGATTACAAACTCACTTTGTCCAATATGTCTGCAGAGTATAGTTGTATCAGCCCAAAGACTAAAACCAGCTGCCAGTGCCTTGCGACAAAAGTCTACATCTTCACTGATAGTATTAGCATGGTCAATGGCACTGTGGTATTTAAAATGCGGATAAGGTATGGCTCGCATAACTTCTGCTTTAACCAGTACACAGCCAAAGCCGCAACTGGCTATTTCTACTAATCCGCGACCGGCAATTTTTTCATAGGGTATATTGCTGACGCCACCGCGGCCGTTATGCTCGTAGACTTCTAGTATATGCTGTCCAGGCTTACGCTGTATATAAAGACCCGATACAATGTCTCGGTCATGTGCCAGCAACTTCTTTAGTGTGTCAGCAGGAAATGCAATATCCGAATCAACACTGAACAAATAATCGTACCCGCGAACAATCCAATCTGCGATTAAATTGCGAACTTGATCTATATTGTAACCGTAGAAATATTGAAAGTTCACATCATAGCCCTCGGGCACTGCCAGATCATAAATGCTTTTAAAAGTATCAGGCTCTATATTTCTAGCAGTAGGAATAGCAATCAATATTTTTTTATTATTTTTAATTTTGTCGACAGCCACGGGCTGACCAACCGATCTCTCAACTACAGTAAATCCGTTATTCTCCGATGTGTGATATTTGAATCGCCACTCGGGATGTTCTGTCATAAACTCTACAATAGCAGTAAAGATTCCTTTTAAAGGATTTTGATCTGTTTTTAGTCCATAGGTAAAAGTATCATGAAAAGCAATATATTTTCGAACACGACTGTGGTGACGATCCAGTTCTGCTTTTAATTGATCATAGGTATGATCGGTATCAATAAACAGTAGATCTGTTTCTGGAATAGTCATAGTTAAGCTATCGGCAGACTGATAACTACAGTTCTTACCCTGTTGTTGCGCCCATGCAAATAGTTCCGCTACACGATCGTCTAAATACAAATCGTAAGAGTGCAGATTAGCACAGTTGGATGCCAGCAATGCTCGTGTTGACACGCCTGTTCTAACTCCTAGCTCAACTACAGTATTGCACTCATTGGCCAGATTCTGTAGTAGAGGCAAGTGTTGATTTATGTCACTGGGAATAGCGCAGGCCAATTGGTATTCTTGTTCTAACAAATTATTCTGTAAATTCATCTGAGATTTTATCTGTTGATAAATTGGTGTTTCGATTTCCAGCACGCCGCCGGTTATGTTTCTATCCGAAGTTGTGGCTGCAAACGGCGACTGAAATATCATGTTTGTAATCAAATAGTTAGTCTTTTTATTGTGTAACTGTAGATCAAAAATATAGTTATCGCCGTAGTAGATATCAAGACCAGCAGGTATAGTTTTCCAAGACTGTCTGTGCAGTATCATTAGGCAACCAAATCCGTAGGTATGTTGACCTGCCCAAGGAATAATATCAATGTTTCCGTCGGTAACCGGCGGTTGATCAAAATCAGCAGTACCCGGACATAGGCCAAATACACCTACAGTAGGCGCAACCTGACCTTGTAGTTTTTTAAATAATTTTAGATCAAAGGCCACATCGTCGTTGACAATACAAAGTCTTTCAAACCGACTCTGTTCTACACCAAAATTCCAAGCCGGATTAACAAAAATATTCTTTCCAAAGTCGAAGATTCTAATTTTGTCATGTTGCAGTAAATCTGTTGGACGATTTGCAGAGTCGTTATCAATGATGATTACTTCGCCAACATATTCATTGTTG